GGATGTGGGCGTATCACAATGGGCCGATCGGTGTATCGTGCCAGTGTTTGAACTGTTTGAGACAACCAGGCGGTGACATCAAGATCGCCCATGCTCCAGCCTCCCTGTCGTTGCAGGCATATCAGCACATGATCTCCACGGGTTCTGTAGTCACGCAACTCAATGCCCAACTGTTGACTGATGCTGCGCCATCTGGCAGGATCCACTGGGCGATCGCAGTGCTCGCCAGTGTTGGGGAATATGTCATCAAAACTGTAGCGCAGATAGTGATGGGGATTGTCAATATTGGCATACAAGAACAAGTTGCTGTCCACGGCCAACACTCTGCGCTGCATGCGACGTTGTGACATGATCACTCGATTTCTCAAATCAGCATGCGGTCTTGGACGGGCAGTTGTGGTATACCAACCTTGAATCACAGCCACATCGGTATGGCCCACTTGATAGTCTTCAACATCCACCACCTGGTCACCAGTGGTTCTCACACCTTGTGCAAACAGTCTCAAGAGATTGACCTTTTCCCAATTGCGACCATTGGGTACAGATCTGTGATACACTGCCACAGTGTTCATGATGGATGTTGTGCGAGCTGGCGTTCTTGATGCCAGACATCAGCCTCGGGCACTGACTCATACTCAGCAAAGCAAGGTGTGCCCAGGGTGTAATGCAGAAGTTTGGCCTCAGGATTAGCACCCAATTCGTCGGGCAGCCAGTTCCATTCCAGGGGCAATTCCCCAACATCGGCATCATCCAACCAGCCAAAGCGATGCAGATAGGATCCAGTGCTGTGTTGCACCAGTTCAGGTGTGAGCACATGATTTTTTGCATGACCACAGTTCCACACAATCACACTGGACCAATTCTTACGCGGATAGTTGTGATTGACATTGCCCCGGTACTTGACAGCCGAACGAGTTTGATAATCATGTTTGACCACTGCCACAGCATGTTGATCGCTCAGAAGGTCAAACAGTTCCAGGATGTCGCTCCGCAACACCATGTCACCGTCAATGAATACGGCACGACCTTGATAACCCATGAGATAGGGCACCAAGAAACGACTGTACACAAAGGCGTTGCTGCCGTCGGTGTGTGTTTCTTGATAGTCAGTCATAAGATTGAGTGCCATGGGCACAATGGCCACAGGGGCAGTAGACAGTCTTATGATGCTGTTGCAGCACACATGATAGGCCACTGCTTCGCGTGGATCATAGCCCACAAACACCGGGACTGGCAGCATGCCTTATTCCCCGTAGTGGATGAAGTTTTTGTCCAGCCAGGGCAAGATCAAGTCCGAGTGCGCCAAGTGTCCGCGCTTTAGTATGCCTTCGGCTGCTGACTCTGGCACCAGCTGACGATCTGCTAGATCATACCAGGTGGTGGTTCTGGGATCCATGGGCTGATGTGTGCTCTTGTATGCTATGGCATGCAGCCAAGGGTCACTGGGTCGCTTGAGAAAAAATCCATTTTGACAGTCCCAACCCGACACTGCCAGTTGGTGAATGAGACTCACAAGACTGTGATGATGATAGCATCCGTTTTGCTGTGTGTGTATCAACTGTCTACGCACAATGCTGGCTGTCTGGGGAAGGATCAACACCAGCATACCACCGTCACTGGTGGCATGCCACCAACGGCTCAAGGCGGCCACGGGATTGATACAGTACTGAAAAGCATCATGACACCACAGCACATCGAATCGGGTAGGCGGAGCATCCACAGCTTGTTCAAAGTCGTTGCGCTGATAAACTATGTTGGGATACCGATGCGCCACTGGCAAGGAATCCAAGAGGTCGATACCGGTGCACTTGATCTCAAGTGGTTGTGGCACATCATCTCGTGTGGTGCGTGTGGCCCACCATTCCAAGTCCAGGCCAGAACCACAACCCAGGTCAGCCAAGGTGCCCACGCTTTCCATGAAGTCGTCGTATTCGTAGAACAAGTTTAGTGTTTCAAGACTGTGCTCGTGACTTTCCTCGTGATTTTTAAACATGTGGCAGTTGCTCCAGGTGTATGATTTTTTGATAACTATGCGTTAGATAGTTATCAAAAACCTGTTGTAGATGATGTAAATTTTGCACAAGTCTTGGCCAGTATTGACATTTCAATTCAACCAAGTCCCGAGTCATGAGTTTTGCCACCAAGTCCACCACAGCCTGTTTGCGTTGATCAGCATCCTGGATGTTGTCATAGACATGGCCATCAAACAAGTCATCAAACATGTCAAAACCCAGGCTTCTCACCAAAGCCACAGTGCCTGGAACCGAATACCATACTGGAAATTGATGCCAAGCAAATGGCTTGAATGATTTTTCTGTCAGAAATACCTTTTTCCAACACTGCTCATCCAGTTGATTTGATGATTCTACCACAAGGTTGATGTATGCGCGATAAAATATATCAGTGTCGGGCGCACCAGTTACTCGTTGAGCTGATGAGGAATTTCTCTCTTGTTCGATCACAATGGGAAAAGAGTACGGATGCATGATGTCTTGCATGAGTTGTTGTCTGGTATGAATACCCGTATCGTCGGGATTCGAACCCAGGGTCAACAACACACGATCTTGATCAAAACTCTCCAACAGCAAGCGAGCAAATCTAGCACGATCCACACTGTCTCTACGCATGAGACACAGCAGGGCATGATCACATGATAAATTTTGCCAGTCAACGGACTGAGCTATCTGGGGCAAGTTGCCCCAACGCACCATGCGATCGGTTAGACAAACAGCAGGATAAGGCAAGAGATCCACATCTTCTTGCACAGTAAATATTACCCGAAAGTTCTTGTTCTGAACACCATTTTCTCGGAGCCAATTAAACAACACCCAGAGGTGCCGGGAATCCAAGCCCTCGGGACCACAGTCAATGATCCACACATAGTTTTTGATCTGTTCCGGCAAAATGTTATGCTGATCACATTCTTTGACAAAGTTTTCGATTACTTGTTCACCAAAGTAATCCCAGTAAGCATGTTGATACCATATGTCATAGTAGATAACTCCATGGTCACGAATGTGTATGCGCGGAGCAGTCATGTTTATACCTGTATGTCTTCCATGCCGGCTGTGCGTAGCCTCACAATGTGACCCATTTGCCACTGTTTGGTATCCAAACCTTTGAGAATACCCAGCCAGCGATTACGTAGAAAGGCCACTTCGTTGATTATGGTTTCAAAGTCGATCACCTCGTCTTCGCCGTCCACATACTTTTCAGCATCTCTTGAGGTCAGTGCTCGTGCATAGCCCTCAAGATACTTCTGAAAGTGACGTCGACGAATTTTTCTCAACTGTATGTTGAGCAGGTTCAGCACAGCTTCAATTTCCTGCAACTGATTAAAACGATGTTCAGTGATGCCAGGCAAGGCCGTGATGTTTTTTTCTACCAGCCCTCCAATCTTGCAATCTCGTTTGGCAGCATCTAGTTCACTCTCGTAGTGAGCTATAAAGTCCGGGATTGCACCTAGATCAGCAGTGACACGACTATACCACATGGTTAAATTTCATTCTGTTGTTGAGATTCGATCCCGGCCCAAGAAATAAACGATTCTGGCAGAAAAGACAAATCCAATTGCCTCCGATTGGCAAATTCATTTAGATAAATTTTTAAATTATCAATTTGTGTTTGAGTAGGTTCAGCATCAATTGACTGAACAACAAATTCTGGAAAGTCAGTTAAATTTTGTCTAACCCAGTCCTTGGTCACGGGATCTAGTACGTTAATGGACAAAAAATCCGGATCAGTGCATGGTTGAAATGTAATTGGTATTCTGTTTGCGTACTCAACAAAATCCAACAAGCCCGGCAATGTAACATTACTCACAGTGGCCCGAAAACTATATTCGATTTTGTGTTTTTTCAATATTTCAATATTTTCCAAAAATCTAGACCAGGTATTTCCAAATCTAGAAAATTCATAGGCAGCACCGGTGTTTTCTGCACTGATAAGAATTTTTGTATTTTTAGGTAATTTAGCAACCTCTTTGTCAAATCTAGATGGATTTACACCCAGGCCAGACATTATTTCAATTGTTATATTTGAAGGTATTGCTTGAACTATTTTGTCAAGATCCAAATACAAAAAGGGCTCGCCGCCACCAAATTGAACTTTTTGCAGTGAAGGTTTTTGATAAAGCTGTAAAATTTCACTTATCAAAATATCTCTACTGGTGCTTTTTTTTAAATCTTTTTGACTGAGTTTATCTAAAATAATATCTCTGGAATTTTTTTTGTAACGATCACCGTCAATTTCCACAGTATATGATTTGTTTTTCACATCGTGGTACCAAGCCGAGCTGTAATATTTGCAACAGTAAATACATGTCATATTACAATCTGACCCCAAGACAATATTTAAAATTTCGGGCGTTGCTGTTATATTTGTATGCGTTCGTTTATTGCCTTCCCATAAAATACGTCTACTAGAAATTCCCTGGGTCTCTGGCTTCAAGCAACTTGCGGCACAAGACGACACTGGCTTATTGTCCAACATCAATTTTCGTTCATGTTGAAAAATTGGATCATTGAACAGTTGGCCTGGCTGTTCTTTAATCCAATTCAGATCTATACGTTGGGGGGTTGCCGAACTACAACTAGAAATTTCCTGGTTTTCTAAATTAACAACTAGCCACCAAAATTTTTGATTGCAGTAATACTTGTCTGCATCAATAGTCATCGTCGTATTCTTCATCTTCTTCTTTGTATTCTTCGTCCTCTTCGTATTCTTCAGATTCAGAATCCACAGATAAGTAGTCAGTTAGTGCTGTTTTGATGTCACTGTCGCCTTTGAACCAGGTGCGTATTTCATCAGCATCAATGTCATGATCTATCAAGATAGACACAATGGATTCCGCTGCATCTCCACGATCAACCACATTGACATATCGCTTGAGTTCGGTCCAAATTTCGCTGATAACATCCATGCTCATTCTGCATCCTCCTGTGATTCTTCCACTGTTTCGGGTGTGATCTTTTGATTTCTAAAGTCGGCCATGAGTCGATCCAAACTACCATTCTCGTTTGATTCCCATTTTTTACGAAACTGTTTGATAATCTCGCCATCACTGGTAACAAATACCAAACTGTTGCCTTCTTTCTTGAGAAGATTTTTTTTCTCGGCCAGGTCAACCAGTCCGGAATGTGGACTCATGCCAGTGGTGTAGGGAATCTTGACCTGCACTCCTTCAAAAGGCTTGGCATAGCGTGTTTTCATGACCTTGCAGGCTGAACGAATGCCCATGACATCTGAAATCTTGTTGCCATCCTCGTCCTCTTTGAGCTTGAGTTTTTTCATGGCCACCACAATGGAGCTGGCGTAGATAAAACCCTGACCTCCGGAAATTTTGTCATCGGGATCAAACATGTCTTGGCTGGCATACGTATGGTTGGTACATACCAAGCCCACGTTGTATGATCCAAACATGTTGACACAGTTGCGTACCAAGGCTGTGAGTGCCTTGGGCTTGCGACCCAGGTCACCTTTGAGGTCTCCGGAATCAAACTGGTTGATGTCAGTGGGTGTAAGCAACATGCCCAATGAATCAATCACAAATAGCACCTTGGGACGCTCGCCATCGGGCAAGGCCTTGTAGTCACTCATGAAGGTCGAAATGGTCTTGGCCACATCATCGATCATGGCCATGCTGAGTTTTAGCAACTTGCTTTCACTGGTGTCCACACCCAAGGCCTTGAGCCAATCTTCGTCTAGAGCGTTTTCCGAGTCAATCAGCACCACAAAGATTCCTTGCTCTTGCGCATTTTTAATGATGTTGCCTGAACAGATGTAGCTTTTGCCAGCACCGGATTCTCCAGCAAATACTGTGACCTTGCCTAGCGGGATGCCACGGTGAAAGTCACCGGATATGAGATAGTTCAAGGCGTAGTTGCCTGTGGAAATCCAGTCTGTGGGATCGTTGAAACCTATAGAAAGTCCATCAATTGATTTGGTAATTTCCTTGCGGAATTTTGATACGTCAAACGGCTTGGCCATTGTTTTTCCTTAGTTTATGTGTATAGAAAAGGTGTTGTTGCTTTTGAGATTTTTATAAATCAGTCGTCGATAGTAAGTCAACCGATCTTGTAAATCAGGAATGTTACCTAGATTTAAATTGTCGCCAATAGGAACTCTACCATGTGATTGACACCATGCTTGATATTCCTTACTTAGTGGAATAGTCTGACTTGGCACAAGACTCACGGTAACAAATCCCAACAACTCATTGTAGGAATTTTCATCATCGTGATCGAGATCCAGATCAAAGTGTATAAATTTATTATACAAAGTTCTACCCAGATGATTAAAAGTCAAACCGAAATTTGCAATATTGTTAGTCAAAATAGATTTATCAACTACATTCGGAAACTGTTGCCACGAACCATCTGACATTTCAAATCTCAATTGACTAAAACTCTCTTCTAATGCATGAGTTCCAAGATTAATTTGCCCGTATTGCTGAGTTCGATTTAGTTTAGACAATACGTTGCCCAGAACAACCATTCTCTCCGAGTCAGGAAACATGTCATGAATGAGTTCTGCTGTTCCGGAAAAATTACTTTGTTTCCTCTTGGCATCTATGTCATAGATTTGACCTTGACTGTTTACCCAATCAGCATGCAATTTATTTAAATTGTGTTGTTCCAGATAATCGTCGAAATCAAAAACATCATACTGCCAATCGGTTAATTCCTGTATCCACGAATTAACGTCAGACAGTGTCAGGTGTAACTGATTGATTCGTTGAGTAACTGAGTTTGCCCATGCTTTGTTTCGAATCGAAAACGAATTTTTATTCTGTTGGTTCAATTGATACACATAGTATTCAAGTACTTCGTCGTTAACAGATACAAAATCAACAGAGTCCCCGGAGTTTTCAAATGTAATTTGGAATTTCATATAGATTGTGCCGGGGGTTTACTAATTACTTCTGCTGACGTGCACGAATCATGGCCAAGATATCTTCAGCCTTTTGTGCGGGCTTGGCTGTGGCCACAGGTGCTGCTGCAACTGCGACTTCTTCATCCTCGTCGTCAAAGCTGGAGGTTGCAGGTGCGGGCTTGGCCACCACAGGTTTGGCTGCAGGGCGAGCAGGAGCATCCTCGTCCACATCTGCTGTGGATGCAGCTGATGCAGCGCCAGAAGGTGCTTGCACACCAGCAGGACGGTAGTAGCTGCCCCAACGCTCGGTGTCGTAAGGTTGACCATCTACACTGGCTTCGAACATTTCTTTGATCACACGGAGCTCGACATCGGTTGGCTTCTTGGGCAAAAATGTACTGAGATCAAACAGGCCATGTTGCTCAATGGCAGCGGATTCGGCTTCGGTCAATGCCGACTCTTTGCGAGCCCACTTTGATCCGTTGTAGTCAGCAAAACCACCTTTGGCACCTTTGCTGATGCGGAAGTCCAGACCACGCAGGTAGTCGGTTGGCAATTCTTCCAGTTCGGGATCCATGAGTGCGCCCTTGATTGTGGTAAAGATTTGCGGACCAATGATAAAGCGGCGGATTGGATTCTCGGGGGACTTGTCGTCGGCCAAGGGATTCTCACGCACAAAACCCTGGAAAATGTAGCTGCGCTTTTTCCAGTATTTGCGACCCATTTCCTCAAGACTCTTGTCCTTGAACCAGCCGCGAACTTCGGCCAAGATTGGGCAAGCATCGCCCCACATTTCCACACACGGCACTTGTACCATGACTTGTCGGGATTCCATTTCTCCACGGATACCGGCAAATGGCAAACGAATCATGGCACGTTCCTGCCAGAAGAATGTGTTTTTGGTATTGCCATCGGGCAAGAAACGCAGGGTAGCTGACTGCCCTTCTTCCATGTTCCAGTGTGGGTAAATTGAGTTGTCACCGCGTTCGGATGACTGTGAACCTTTGTTTTCTGCGGCTGCCAAGCGAGCCCGAATTTCTGCTAGAGATGCCATATTGTGTTGCCTTTCTATATGCGTTAATATGATTTTTAAAAGTTGCCTTTTAGAGTGCCTGTGTATGCACTGTTGCTAGTGTATACGACTTTACTTAGCATCACAACAGAAATTCTGACTTTTTTTGCCAATCCGTTAAATACTGGCATGACAGTTCACCAAATTCACAGCAGTAACGCTGAAGTTGTGCCAGCAGCTTATTCCAACCTCTGGAGAGTGACCAATTGTTTTGACTCAGAAACTTTTGAGTGGTTGAAGAATTTGCCACTAGCACACAACGAACGCTGGCATCGTGATCACGACTGTTTGGAATATCGCCTGCAGCTCACCACTGATTCAGAATCAACTGCAAGGATCAACCAACTCAGTGCTAGTATGACCGGTGCCATGGAACAGATTGTGGGCAGGCGTTTGCGACCGGCCATGAACAAGGTTTGGTTGGACTTGCCTTATTTTCACTGTCCCTATCATGCCGACGCCGATTTGCTCATGGTGACCTATCAGGTGTACTTGTGGGGCTACGGGGGATCTGTATATGGTACCTCTTTCTGTGAATTGCCCACAGCAACCATTGACAATCCAGGAAACGAAATTGAAATGCCGTTTGAGCCCAACACCGGATACATCAACCTAAACATAGATCAAAAAGTACATCATGCCCGCAACTGCGACGGCATCAGACTGAGTGCTTGTTTTCAGTGGCAAGCTGCGTAGTGGCAGTTGAAGGTCTCACGCTGAGTGTTAGCCGGAACTACACAGCGTGTGCCCATGAAAATTCTGGGCTGATTCAGGAACACATAGGCAGTGTTGGGACGATAGCTCACAGACTGTAGCTGTTCGG